CCTACGGCGTGAGTGTATGTCGCTTGGAATCAAAGACTACGCTTACGCCGACTACCGCATTCGTGAGGCAGCCGCGCGGGTGGGCGATGACGAGGACTTCGATGTCACGGCATTTCTGAAGGCCGACATGGTTGAGAGGGCCGCGGCCTACGGAATGGTTGAGCAGGAGCGGGTACCCGCTAGCACGGTGCCCACCGAGAGCGCTGCAGCACCGTCGCCGGATCGGTCACCCTCAGGGGATGGCCTGAACGCTGACGATCTGAGCCCGGAGGAGTTGTCCAAGGCAATTGCGTCTTGGTCATAATCGCGCCTACAGCGGTTTTGCTGTAGCATTTGACAACGCAAAAAAAGGCAGGCGCGGCAGGGATACGCTTGGGGCGGCGGAAATAGCCCGACATCCCTGCCTCGCCTATGCTCCTGGGTCCCACACACGCGACTGCGGCGGAAATAGCAGGACGGCGACTCTGATGCATCTCTTGGCCAAACAGGAGAACACATCATGTCTATCGCAGTCTCGGGAGCCACAGGGCCCCAATCCGTAGAAGAGCTGATTCAGCAAAACTGGCTCAAGCGCAAATTTGAGGCAGCTCTATTCCCCGCCCTGCAGTGGCGTCGAGACGTTCCGGTCGAGCGCTGGGAGCAGAACCGCGGGCAGGAAATGTTGATGACGCGGAACGGCCTCATCGAGCCGAACACCAACCCGCTCACACCTGGCACTGACCCCACGCCTTCGAGCTACGACTCCGAACAGTGGCGCGTCATCGCTCAGCAGAACGGCAACACGCTTGATACGAGCATGCCGACTAGCTTTGTGGCGCTGCGCTCGCTTGCGCTTGAGAACGCTAACAAGCTGGGACTGAACGCAGGCCAGACGATCAACCGCATCATCCGTGACCGTTTGATGACTGCCTACCTGGGTGGCCAGACTAACGCTATCAACGCCGTTGCCGCCGGTCTTTCGCAGATCCCCGTGGCGAGCGTGAACGGGTTTACGGAGCAGCTGTTCCGCGGACGGCCGACCCCTGTTAGCGCAGTCAATCCGATCAATGTCTCGTTCTCGACGGTTGGCGAGCCGGTCAACCAGGTTATCGGCGCATCGCCCGCAGACCCCTCCAAGCCCAACGGTGCGGGCCTGATTACTCTCGCACAGCCGCTGACTGTGGGCGTTGCTCAGCGCGACGTAATCAACTCGCAAAACCAAGCGGTGCGCCGCCGGTCTGGCGGTTCTGCGAGCATCGATGGCATTACGGCCACGAGCATGCTCAAGGTCGCTGATTTGCGAGCGGCAGTAACCCGCCTGCGTCGCACGAACGTTCCGACGTTCCCAGACGGCCGTTACCGCTGCATCATCGACCCCGTTGGCGTGGATCAGCTCTATGCCGACAACGAATGGCAGCGCTTGCAGCAGTCGTTGCCTGACGGCGCTTACAAGGACTTCAACCTTGCGGGCGCGTTCGTCGATTCGCTATTCATCATGGATAACGAGACCCCGAACCTTGAGACGGTCAACCCCGATAGCCTTCAGGAAACGGGCGGTCTGTCGATCGGGTCGTCTGAAATCGGCGCAGACCTCGTCAACGCAAGCGGGGTCCCGGTTGCCCGCGCTATCATGTTCGGCATGGAGCAAGCGGTCGAGTACCGCATCCCAGAAGCCGACTACCTGACGCAGGCCGGCGTAACTGGCCAGACTGGGGCTATGTCCGGCATTCAGAACGGCAACTACATCGTTCCGACTGAGGGCATTCGGTACATTTGGCGCGCTCCGCTTGACCGTCTGCAGCAGGTGGTTTCGATGTCCTGGAGCTGGTCCGGCGACTTCGGAATCCCGTCCGATCAGACCACTGGCGATGGCGCACGCTTCAAGCGCGCTGTGGTCATCGAGCACGCTGGCGCTGGGGCATAGTCCCAGCCATTTAGGGCGGTCGGCCGTACCTGCATTGGGTCGGCCGCCTGTTACCCCGAGCAAGGTGTGAACATGTCAAAATACAACCGCTGGACTCACGCAAAGCTGAGCAAGGAACTCAAAGGACGGCCCGACGCAGAGTCCGTCGTGGACAACCTTCATGTGGCTAGACCCGCAGACATGCGCGCGATCTTGTCAGCGCTGGACGCCGGGCACACTGACGTTGTTCGCCGATACGCCGATCAGTTCCGAAAAGCGGTAGAGGAATCAGAGAAGACCGTGGCGAACATGCGCGCCAAAATGGGAGAGGCTAGGGCCCCCAAGAGCGCTCAGGAACAACGCGACGACTCAGCCGCAGCGAAGCAGGAGGAAGCCGCCCAGGCCGTTCGGGCAGCCGTTGCCGCATCCGCCGAAAAGCGAGAGGCAGCCAAAGCCAAAGCCGAAGCTAAGCGTGCGAAGGAGTCAGAAGCGCAGCGTGAAGCGCGCGAAGCCGCGGAGGCTGAGGGCCTAGCCATGATCGAACGGATGCGCGCGGGTATCCAGTTCGGCGGCGCGAAGGACGAGCCCAAAAAGCCACCGAGAACGGCTCAAGAGCTAGTTGAATCAATGGGCCTTGTTTACGAGGACACCAAGCCCGAGCAGAAAACCTACCTTGTCACAAAGGGCGGTCAGTACGCCGTAAGCGGCTCGAACATTCATCAGATGCCCGAGGGTTCGATCGTTGATGATCGCAACTACGACATCACGGCACTACGGCAAGGCGGCTGCGAGCTAGAGGACGTCACTGGTCGGGTGGTGGTCAAGCCCGACGCGCTAGGCAACTCGCTGCTCGTGGAAATCATGGAGGATGCCGAATGATCCCGGTTCGCTCAGGTCGTGGTGATAGGCGGATTTACAGCTACGGGCTACCCGTGCGCCATCAGAACACCATGCCACCCACTGGGCGAAGCACTGGCGGCCTAAAGGTCAAAGCTGCCTTTCTCAAGCGTAAAAAGCGCAAACCTAAGCAGAAGGGCAAGTCATGAGCACCGCACCATTCACCGAGGTCGAGCGCACGCGAATCAAAAAGCAGCTGAGCTACGCGAACTGGGCGAACATTTCGCCATCGTTCAATCTTGGCGTGCCGCAGGGGAACCAGTTTTCCTATTTGGTCGATACGACATTCGACCGCATCACCCCCGACGCCAGAGCGCTTGTGCGGCAGGACTTGGAGCGGTGCGAGTGTACAGAGGCGCAGATCTTTGGGGCGCAGGAGCGGCTACAGGCCAGCCAGCTAGGGGAAATCAAAATGAATCCCCAGGAAATTCCCGCGCTCAAGGAGTCGCTAAACTACTGGCGCAAATCGCTAGCCGACGATCTAGGCGTCTGGCAACAGCCCTACAGCATCGTTGTGGGCGATCAGCTGCTTGAGGGCGGTATTAGCGGGAAGGTTGGCCGATGACGGTCAAAAGCAACCTCGACGACCCGCCGCGCCCAAGAAGCAACCCGCGCCCGGTTCCGCCGGACCGCGACCCGTCGCTGCATCCCAACCCGATGCCGTCGCGTTCTCTCGTGGAGTCGCTTGGCTATGTGGCGGACGATCTGAGGCAGATCTACACGAACCTTGGGGCGCGACCCTACCGGATCAACGCTGTCGTAGTCCGCTGGACGGGTGGCGCGATCGGGAGAGGCAGGCAGGAAGTGGTCAGCTCAAAGCCCGTAGAGCCCACCCCTCGCGTCAATCTTGCGCCGCTGCGAAATGAGATGACATCCGGCGGTCTGCAAGAAAAGGGGTACATCCGAGCGGACCAAATCAGCCCCAACTTTACCGAAGACGACATCATTTATTCGATGTACGAAATTCAGCCGCTACCCGATGGCTATCAGGCCGTCTGGGACATGTTTATCGATGACCGCGACGGTAGGACCGTCAAGCGCCGACTAGTCCCCAAGGGGCCGCCAGAGCGCCACCCTACGCGGCTGGAGTGGTCGTGCGAGTTCCTTAGGCAGGACGAAAACGAAAGCCGCGAGGTTTTCCCGTCGCCGATTACACACAGCCCCGAAGAGCTTCAAGCAGGCTCAGAACCCAAGCCCCGAAAGCTGTACTGATGGGCAAGCGGATCACAATCAACGCAGTGATCCGTGGCCTGCAGTCCGCTACACAGCGCGGGATTGGTGAGGTTGTCCATCAAATCGACAGCACGAAGCCTTACGCGCCCAACGACGTAGGGACGCTGAGAAGCTCTGTCAGGGGCCTCAACCGACCGACAGGGGGCGAGCTTCGGGTTGAGGCTCCGCACGCTGGGCCCATCGAATACGGAACGCGCCCGTACAGCCCGCCGATCGCGCCCCTTGCTGAGTGGGCCATTCGTAAGGGCTTGGCCCAAGACGAAAAGCAAGCGAAGTCCATTGCATTTGGTATCCGCAAAAAGGCATCGGTGAAAGGCTTCGCGCCCAAACACTACTTCCGCCGGGCCATGCAAGTGGTCCGCAAGACGATAATCCCCGCTGAGGTTGAGCGGGAGCTGGAGAAAGTCTCATGAAGGTCAAGGCAGCCGTTCTAAAAAAGCGCCGAGAGATGAAAGGCGGCAGCAATGCGGGCAAGTATGCGGGCGTAAAGGAGTTCGCCGGTCCAGCTGGCGGGGCTCCTCCCGGAACATTTCCGGTCAATACCCTTGCGCGTGCACGCAACGCGCTTAGCCGCGCGCATCTTGCACCCCGGCCCGACGCGCTCAAGCGGTACGTTTACAAGAAGTTCCCCCAGCTAGCGAACTCACCAGAAGCCAAAAAGCTACTTGGCAAGGGTAAGGGCAAGTAGTGCTCTACCCCGCCCCACAGACCGGCGCGTCACCGGCCGAAAAGCCGGACGCCGTGCAGTACCCGCCCGCAGCGCTGTCTACGATGGACCCGCGGACTGCGATGGCGTGGGCGCTTGGTCAGGTGCTGGGCGGTGCCGTGTTTGTGCGTCCAGGGGCCGAAGGGGGGCCGCCTGTACCGTTTGCGCTGGATTGCGTTTTTGACCAGTGGCCAACGTCTCAGCAGATTCGAGAGCTGCCGTGCGCTTCGATTGTGGACGAGCAAGAAACGGAAATGGAGGCTCACAACCTAGTGCCGACCATTCTGGAAGAAACTCGCGACCAGTTTTGTGAGGGCTCCGTACTGTGGCAGGACAACCGAGCGGCCACCACGTTTCAGGTCGATATCTGGGCGCAATACAACGAAACCGTGAGCGGGGTGATCTCAAGGCTCCCGGCCATTTTCAACCCCTCAGAGGTTCGGGCCGGTATTTTGGTCGAAGTGCCCGAGTACTACTGCCGCAAAGTGCGGCTAACTCTTTTGAACTATCGGCCGATCAATACGGCCGCGTCCGTGTTTGAAAATGAGCGGCGCATTCTGTGCAGAGTCCGCGCGGAAGTCGATAGCGTGCATCTGCGCTTCGTTGAACCGCTCACCGTAAATAATGCAATTGCGACCGCGGAGGGCGGTCACGAAACAGGAGAACCGTAATGCCTTTCGTGCGTCGCTTTAGAAGCGTACCGACCGAGACTGTGATCCAAGAGATCGAGGGACCGGTTATTGTTGATCTTCCGCCCCCAGGCGTAGTCACTGGGGCGGGTAGCGGGACCGTTTTGGTCGTCGGAGAGTTTGAGGACGGACCTTTCGCGCTTGACCCAGACACGCCGGAAAACTCTGCGATCTTGCAGCCGTCGGGAACGGCGGGATTTGAGCAGACCTATGGCGGGTTTGGTTTTGTACGCAACGGCTTGGCCGGGAGCGACCCTTGCGCGCGAAAGCATGAGGGAGAGTTCTGGAACGGCAACGGCTGGATCAAGATGTTCGGTCTGCGCTTCCAAGCGTTCCAGATCGCGCGCGTTGACACCTCGGTAGGCGTGGTGAGCTTCAGCCCGCTGGCGTGCGTAGACAGCGGAGTCAGGAAGCCCACCCCGTTGACCGTGGGCGGGGTATTGACGGTCACGACCGATCAAGGCGGTCCTGCATCGTCGGACCCCATTGCGGCGACTGGCGCGGTGGTGACTGGCGCAGGTGGCACGTTCCCCACGCTTTTTGGCGGCGGTGAGGCAATCGAGATCAAGAGCAATTTCCAGACGGTGACGGTTACGTTTGCGTCCACGGATTCGCTCTTGTCCGATGTCATCGACACGATCAATACAGCATGGGGCTCAGCTATCGCCAGCGACAACGGGGGAGAGCTTGAGCTTACTAACACCGAGGTCTTGGGCACTGGTAGTGTGATCACTCTGTCCGATGTCGTCGGTACTCCGTTGGCCACTTTGGGGCTCAGCGCGGGAACGACAAACGGCACCGGAAATGTCGCCAACTCGTCCCAGGTCACCATGGCAGAAGTGGCGGCGATCGTGAATGGCAGCGCGGCATTGACCGCGATCGGCGTCACGGCATCGGTGACCCCGGATGGAAACCTACGCATCTGCAGCGACACCACAGGCGGCGGCGGAACGGTCCAGCTTGACGCCACGGCAATGCAGGCAGAGCTAGGGTTTGGCCTGACGGAGGCGACATCAGAGGGGCACCCCGGCGGGACAATCCCCGCAGGGACCCGCGTAAGCGCCTCCAGCGCCCCCGGTAGCAGCTGGCTGACCCTGCAGACGCTAGACGTACCACCCGGCGAGGTGGGCCCGTTCAATGTGCGTGTACGGCCCACCAATGACGACGGTCAGGCGCTAGGCACCGGAGCGGGGACCGTGGACGTGATGAACGCAGCGGATCAGGTGCCCTGGGCGCAGCTCACGGTCAACAACGCTCAGGCGCTCACAGACGCGCTGTCTGAGCCGGCGATCGATGCCCGATACGACCAGGCAATGAACGCGAGCTTGGCACTCGATAGCAACCCGTCAGTGATTGCTAACTACCTGCTAAGCGCAAGGCGCACTGATGCGGTGGTCACATCCGGGCAAGCGAACGTTGTTGGGGCAGAGCAGCAGGGATTGTTTGGTAGAAAGTTCGTGACTGGCGCAAAGCTGGGTACCTCTCCGGCCGATGCGTTAGCCGAGCTAGGGACCACAGTTACCCGAACGGATCGAATGTTCTACACGGCGCTCGGGATGGAGGTAACCATTCCTCAGATCGCAGCCCGCGGAGTTGCGGGCGGTGTCGGATTCACTGAGAACGGCGTTATCACCGTTCGCCCGGATGGCCCGCTTACCTCGGTGTGCTGCACGCTAGCGCCTGAGGAGAACTCCGCGCAGTCACTTGACGGGCTGTTGGCTAGATTCTTTGAGGTTAACAACTTCGGCAACGTCGTCAACGACGCAACATACAAGCAGTTCAAGGCCGGCGGGATTTGCGCACCTATTGAGGACCGTGACACCGGGATGCAGTTTCAGTCCGGCGTTACGTCCTCGACGGTTGCGGGTCTCACGACGCAAGCGCGCCGCAAGATGGCCGACTTCCTACAGGACACGTTTGGCGTGTTCGCGAAGCCCTACACCGGGAAGCTCAACACGCAAATACAGCGTGATGGGATCGTTTCTCAGTGGGTCCAGTTTTTGGCGGGTCTTCAGTCCGAAAACGCGCCCGATCTTCAGCGCATTGAGGGCTACGCCGTAGACGATGGGCCTAACGCTGGGAATACGGATATCACGCGGGGTAAGGGTATTTTCTTTATCCGAACCAAGGTGAGAACGCTGAGTTCTCTTGAGAATATCGTGATGCTTTTCGAAGTTGGGGAGCAAGTGATCCTCACGGTTGAAGAGTAGGAGGGCTAGTCAATGACTGATGCAGCAATCAAGGGACAGGAGACCCAATTGATCGCAACGGGCCCGACTGGCCCCGTTACGTTTGAGGTTGAGTCGTTCAACTTCACGGCCATGTTGGAGATCATCCAGCGGGACGTGTTGGGCGAGACCACGCAACGAAAAGACAGCATCTCCAACGGCTACAGTGGTTCGATGACGCTATTCCTGCCCAATGCAGGGGTATTTGACTTCGTCCAGGGCGTGGAGGAGAAGGCTGCTCGACGGGCGCCAGCGAGCACCGTCTACAACATCGTTACTAACTTTGCGTTTCCTGACGGGACCCGTGCGCGGGTTGTGTTTGAAGATGCAGAATTTGGCAACGTAGAAACCACTTCAGGAAGCCGAGCCGACTACGTGACTGTATCCATGGATTGGGAAAGCAGCACGCGCGTTCGAATTGGCTAAAAGCTCCGGCTACCTGCGCCAGTGGTCTGCAGGCCCACCGTTCGGGGTGGTGTAGGTGGCCGGGGATTTCCCCTAGACCCGGCAGGAGAATCCCCATGACTGACGAATCAGAAAAACTAGTACTCAACGTCCCAGGCAAGCCCGGTCTTTTGGCGGCTGCGTTCAAGGCTCACACCGAGAACGCGCCCGAGAAGGGCAACATGTTCAGCCGTAACACCGTGACCGTTACCATTCTTGACGAGTGGACCGGCGGCGTGTTTGGCGAGCACTTCATTATCACCCTAGCCGAAGCCACCCCCGACATTGAGTTAGGCGCAGCGAAAGCGTCTGACGGCGAGCCCGCTGGCATGGCGTTCAAGCTTGCTGAGATGTCCATGGTCAAGCTCAACGGCGACACGATCGACGACATCAAGCGAAGTTGGTTGTGGGGGGCTATCGGGCAAAAGGGGCGGCAAGCGGTGTCTCTGCAGTACGCGAAAGAGTTCAGCGCCAACGGTGCCGAGATTGAGGCGGCATTAGGAAACCCCACGGTAGGGACCATGTAGCTCGCTCGATCTACTGGTCCCGCATTTTAGCCTACTCAATGCTTGATCTGGATAAACACCTGGATGATTTGATGGAATCCATAGTTGCAACGGCACGCTACACGCACACCCCCTTGAGTGAGGTGGTGTCGTTGCCTATGGCTGAGTTTGCGCGAGTCGGCCGGGCGCTTGATCGAATCATCAAGGCTGAGAACACGCCAACGAAGGGCTGACACTGTGGCCGATACTCAATACGACGTATATGCAGAGATCACCCTCAAGACGAAAGCAGCCCAAAAGGCGGCGGACCGTCTTGGGGGTCGGATCAACCGGCTAGGCGGCGCGTTACGCAACGCGAACTTTGGCGCCACTAATATGGTGGCTAGCATTGCCGCGCTAGGCGCCAGCTATGTAGGTTTCCGCGCGCTGACGGCCACGATCTCTAGCGCTGCAAAAAGCATGTACGCATTTGAGACGTCGGCGCAGCAAACCAAGCTAGGGCTGGCGACTTTGCTTGATGCGCTGGGGGGCGACAGCAACACATTCGCGCAGGCCAAAGCGCAGGGCATGGAGATTTACGGAGCGCTACAGAAGGAAGCCGCAAAGACCACTGCGACCACGCAGGACTTGCTTGAAATATTCACCGGCATTGTTGCTCCGATGAAAGAGGCCGGAACCAGCATGGAGCGGATTCAGCAGATGGCGGTCGGGGCTTCTCGCGCAGGTTCCGCGCTTGGTGTGGATCAGGATCAGCTAACGCGGGACATGAGGCTACTGGCGCAGGGCCGAGCCGGTGCCGACGTAAAGACATACACCAGCATGCTTCCGTTCCTAAAGAAGGGATTCAAGACTGCTGAGGAGTGGAACAAAGCCACCGCAACCGATCGGATCGCCGAGCTTGAGCGCGTCTTTACGCAAATGTCAGCGGGCGCGAAAGAGTTTGAGCGTTCCATCGGCGGACGAACGTCGACCTTCAAAGATCTTTTCCAGCAGATCCGCGGAGCGTTTGCAGCTCCTGTCCTGCAGGCGTTTGCAGACAAGCTAGGTGTGATCAACGACTATCTTTTCAAGAACCTAGACACGCTCAAGCAGATAGCTGGAAGCTGGGGCCAGCGGCTGGCTAACCGGTTCAACAGCGTATTCGCAAGCGCGAAATCAATCAGCACCAAGATTGCAGCCAATTGGGACACGATTGCAGCGACCATCAAAGGCGTTGTTGCTCAGCTAAAGCAGATGCTGCCTAAGCTGATGCTAGCCGGCAAGATCTACGCTGTTTCGCAGGTGGCCGCCCCGGTGGCTGGTATGGGTCTTCAGGCTGCTGGCGGGCTGTGGAGCGGGGTGAGCTCTGTCGCTGGGGCTGTGACGGGCGGTGGCG